AGGAAGAGAGTACCCTCCCGGCTATATCACCCCCGGTCAGGACCGTTTTCCGAACGTGCGGCCGAGCGGCCGCCGGCCGGCGGCGATCCGCGGCGTGTGATCCGGATCACTCCGGATCGTTGGGGGCCGGCCCGGGCGCCGGCACCTAGTACGCGTTAGAACTGGTGAGAAATCGGTCTGCGCGGCCGGCCCGTTGTCGGTCCGGCGTGGTAGGACACGTGGCATGGCCCTAACCCGAGATTCCGCGATCCGCGCGATCGCGTCCGCGCTGGTATTCAGCGACCCGCCGGCGATGGCGAACCTGACGAAGGCACGCGCCGCCGCGGCGACCGTGCTTGACGCGCTCGGCGACATCGGCGCCGTGTCGGCCGAGCTGGCCGGCCCGCCGGCCGAGCTGGTGACCAGCAATGGGCACGCGCCGGCCGCTGTGATCGACCAGGACGAGCTACCGATCTAAGATCGACGCCGCGGCCCGGGCCGGCCCTGCTACTTGCCCGTGGTCGGCCGTAGCGCCGCCCGGGGCCGCACCAGGTGAGAGGGCACGATGACCGAACCGCTGTTCGCCGCGCTGCCCGGGCCGGCCGGCCCGTTGCGGAAGCTGCTGGACGTCAAGCTGGCCGACGTGCCCGACGCCGACCCGGTGCTGGCGCTGGTCGTGCGGTCGCTGGCCGACCGGATCGACTGGGCGATCGGCGGCCGGCAGTACCGCGGGTTCGTGATGATCACGGCCGAGTTCCGGGCGGCGTACCGGGACCTGGTGCCGGCGGCGCCGCCCGACGACGCATTCGAGACGCTGCTACGCGACATCGTCGCCAACGACGGATGAGCGCGCCGCCGGCGGCGCCCCCGTCGCCGGCGCCGCGGTATGCGACCGCACTGGCCGGCCCGACCTACGGCGCCCGGGTCGCCCGGTTGTCCGACCGCGTGCTGGGCCGGCCGCTGCTGCCCTGGCAACGGCTGGCCGCCGACCTGCTGAATGAGCACGACGCCGCCGGCGTCCGCACCCGGCCGTTCGTCGTGGTCACGATCCAGCGCCAGGCGGGCAAGACAACGTGGCTGCTGGCCGAAGCGCTGGAGCGCTGCCTGTTCGGCGGCCCGTATCGGCGCGTCTGGTACACGGCGCAGAACGGGCAGTACGCCCGGGAGAAATGGGGCGAGCTGGCCGAGCAACTGACCGGCCCCGGCGCCCCGCTGCGCAAGCACATCACGGCGAAGCTGACGAACGGGACCGAGCGGCTGGTCTTCCCGAACGGGTCGACGCTGCGCCCGTTCCCGCCGACGAAGGACGCGCTGCACTCGATGCAGTCGGACCTGGTGATCGTTGACGAAGCCTGGAAGCACGACGCGATCCGCGGCGCCGAGCTCATGCAGGCGATCGGCCCGACGCAGGCGACCCGGCCCGGCGCGCAGGTCGTGATCGTCTCGACCGCCGGCACCGCGGATTCGACGTTCCTGCGGCCGCTGGTCGACCGCGGCCGCGGCGGCGACCCGGCCGTGACGTACCTGGAATGGGCGATCGGCGACGACGTCGACCCGTTCGACCTGGACGCCGTCGCGGCCGTTCACCCGGCGATCGGCCGGACCATCGACCGGCAGTTCCTGATCGACCAGGCGGCGATCATGGCGGCGACGCCGGGCGAGTACGCCCGGGCGTACGGGAACCGCTGGACGACCCGGCTGGAACAGGTGATCCCGGTCGTCGCGTGGGCCGCGATCCGTCACCGTGACGGAATACCGGCGGACGGTACGCCGCCCGTGCTCGGCGCCGACGTCGCGGTCGACCGCTCGGCGGCCGCTATCGTGGCCTGCTGGCCGGACACGGACGGGATCCCGACCCTGGAAGTCGTGCAGTACGGGGCCGGCACCGACTGGATCGCGCCGCGGCTGGTCGAGCTGCACGCCGTGCACGGCGGCCCGGTCGTGCTGGACGGCGGGACCGGGCCGGCGTCGACCGTGGTCGACCAGCTACGCCGCAAGGACGAGCTGCCGGCGTGGGTCCGGGCCGTGACGCCGCGGGAGTACACGACGGCGTGCGCCGGGCTGCTGGACGCCGTGCTCGAGCGCAGCATCCGGCACCGCGGCAATCACGAGCTGGACGCCGCCGCCGCCGCCGCGGCCAAGCGCACGGTTGGCGACGGTTGGGCCTGGTCCAGGCGGACGCCGACCGTTGACGTCTCGCCGCTGATCGCCGGCTCGCTGGCCCTGTACGGGACCAGGCACCGACCGGCCGCGCCGGTCCGCCCGGTCGTGTACGCCGGATGATCAACGACTGGTGGCTGCTGCTGCTGCGCTGGCTGCTCACGGCGTTGTTCGGGTCCGCCGACTGGTGAGGATCACACGGGCGTAATTCACCATTGCTGGAATGTCGGTATCGCGTGCGAGGGTCAAGCCGTGCAGAGGTTTAGTCGGGTGGACTGCGGGTACGCGTCGTTCCTGCCGCTGTGCCCGGACTGTTCCTGGCGTGGCCTGCCGCGCGCGACCCGGGGCGACGCCGCGGCCGTCGCCGACCGGCACGCGGTGAGCGTGCACGGCGACCGGCGGGCCCGGGAAGCTGCTGCGCTGCGCGACCGCCGGCTGGTGGCGTCGTGATCGGCGGCGGCTGGTTGGGCCGGACGGCGTCGCTGGCCATGTCGGTGCAATCGCTGGCCCCCCTGTCACCCTGGTCCGACGACGATTTCCTGGAACGCGTTGTCGTGCCGGACATCTGGCCCGACGCCGTGCCGCGGCCGATGACCCGCGGCGAGGCGATGCAGGTGCCGGCCGTGTCCCGGTCGCGTCACCTGATCTGCGCGACGATCGCGGCGCTGCCGCTGGTCGTGCTGCGCGGCGACGAACCGATCCCGGACCAGCCCTATTGGTGCTACGGCACCGATGGCCAGCTCGGCGCCCTGGACGACGACGACCGGCTGCGGTACGGGCTGCTTACCGGGCAGTCGCCGTTCGCCCGGATGCTGGCGACGGCCGACGACCTGCTGTTCTCCGGCTGGTGCCTGTGGCTGGTGACGTTGCAGGACGCGAACGGCCGGCCGCTGCGCGCGGTCCGGGTGCCCTATGACTGCTGGTGGGTCGACCAGAACGGGCACCTGGTCGACCAGGACGGCCGGCCGTATGACGCCGGCCGGGTGATCCTTATCCAGGGCCCGCATGAAGGCGTGTTGAGCTTCGGTGCCCGCACGATCCGGGCCGCCGGCACCCTGGAATCGACCGCCGCCGAAGTGGCCCGCACGCCGTTCCGGATCGGTCTGCACCAGACGTCGGAAATCACCCTGACGCCGGCCGAGCGGGCCGAGATTGTCGCCGAGACTCGGCGGGCCCTGGCCGATAACCAGGGCATTCTGTTCACGAACGCCGCGCTGGAAGTGAACGAGTACCGGCTGGATTCGTCCGAGCTGCTGGTCAGCGGCCGGCAGGCGGCGGCGCTGGACGTGGCCCGGCATATGAACATTCCCGGCGCGATGATCGACGCCGAACCGACCGGGTCCAGCCTGGCGTACTCGAATCCCGTGTCCCGCAACCAGCAATTTCTGGACTACTCGCTTTCGAGCTACCTGGACGCGATCGCCGCGGCCCTGTCAATGGATCCGGTTGTCGCGGCCGGCCAGCGCACGGCGTTCGATACGTCCGCATTCACAACGACTGTGGCGCCGGCGACCGGCGCACCGACCGCAGACTAGGGAGTCTCACCATGCCAGCAACCAGCACCAGGCGACGGATCGCCGCGATCGCGTGCGACCGTCATCGCCGGATCCGGTTGGTCGCGTCCGACGCCGTGGTCGAGGCGGCCGCCGGCCGGCCCGCGACCGATCGCACTCTGCGCGGACTGGCCCTGCCGTATGCCGCGGACGGGCGCACCAGCGCCGGCCGGGTCCGCGCGTCGGCCGGCGTGGTCCGCTGGCCGGCCGATCTGCGCCGGGTCAAGGTCTTCACCGGGCACGACCGGACCCGGCCGGTCGGCTACGTGACGACCCTGACCGAGACGAACGACGGGCTGGTCGCCGAGCTGCACATCGCCGGCACCCCGGACGGCGACGCCGCGCTGCTGGAAGCACGCGAGGGCACCCGGGACGCGATGTCGGTCGAGCTGGAAGACGTCGAGCTGGACGACGACGGCGAGCTGCTGGCGGCCGAGCTGGTCGCGATCGCCCTGGTGCCGCTGCCCGCATTCAGCGACGCCCGGATCGCCGCCGAGCGCGGCGACGACGACGACGACGACGACGACACCGACCCGCCGGCGCCGGGCAACCCCCCCCCGGCGCCGGCTGCCAGGCGGTCGGCGGCCCGGGCGG